AGGTTTCTTCCCAGAGTTGATTATGATAATCAAGAATATCTGACTTAATTACAATGAAATAATAACGTTTGATTCCTTTTTTCCATTCATCCTTTTCAGTAGCCAAACAAAAAATATAATCTTCTTTTTTTATACTCAAGAAATTGAGTTTGTCTTGAATTGTTTTGTGTTTAGTCAATCGTGATCCACTAATTTCAACAATATTTTTAATTACATTTCCTCCCTTATTGCCAATACGAATACCTTCGTCTGTAGTTTGATCGAGTCCACTTTTATGATTGAAGTCTGGTTTCCAATCACTACCAAAACCTGCCTGCTTTAATGCCCAACAAAGATTTTCTTCCCAGAGTTCTGCTTTACATTGAGCACTATAAAGTTCGTGATGCTTAGTGAGACGTTCTTTGATGAAAGGAATGAGAGATTCAAACATTGATTTTTTTTGTTTATCTAGTAATCATAGCACCTCTCAGTGCCCAGTGGCATAAAAAGGGACACTTTCTCAAGTGTCCCCCAATATAAGTTTTGGGTAAGAAGGAAACTTATAACCCCCTCACTCGTTTAGTTCAAACAGAAACTGTTTGACGAGAGAAAGCAACAATGTTGTTTGCGTTTATGGACTTGTCCCGTCAACAGATAAGACCTTTATGCTCCGTCGAAACCTGGCATCCCCGAGTAATGGAGATGGGGGTAATCGAAACCCCGTCCGAAACATTAGACTTCTCACCCTCTTGGACAATGGAGAATAACAGAATCGAACTGTTAATAAGTGCTTGCAAAGCACCCGTTATACCGTTTAACTAATCCCCCTTATTTGGTGGCAGACCAGAGAATTGAACTCCGTCCTATAGGTTATGAGCCTATTGTGCTACCTTTACACTCGTCTGCGTTATTTGAAGTCTTAAGACTTCAACTCCCCCGTCTGGATTCGAACCAGAGACAGCAAAATTAACAGTTTTGAGTTCTACCACTGAACTACAGGGGAATATAAAAGTTTAAAGTTTATGGTCTAACATAAACTCAACTGTTGTTGCTACATCATTCATAGCATCTCTCAAATCTGGTTGTTGTCCTGATTCTTGTTTGATGATTGGACGAGAACAATCTGTTAATGTCCAACGCCATTGTTTCATTGAATCGCAATACCAGAGTTTAATGTTCATGCTTAGATTTCTCAATTTTAATCCAATTAAGAAGAGCATTTACTTCTGCTCTCTTTGCTTCAGTGAAGTCGTTACCTTTACTGAAGAGATAGAAATCCAATGCTTCAATAGCAAGTTCTCGGTCTTGTTGTGAAATAAGAGACATAAAAAGAATAATGTAGATTTTGGAGATATTTATTCTCCAATCCAGAAGGTTGGGATCGAACCAACGTCTTCACCGCCCCAAACGGTGCCGTCTACCGCTGACTTACTCCTGGTAATTATAACAATCATATGATTGCTAATGGGAAATCACAGATTCGAACTGTGGACTTTCTGCGTGTAAAGCAGACGCTGCTACCACTGAGCTAATTTCCCTGGAGCGAAATAGGAGATTCGAACTCCTGACGTTCTGCTTGGAAGGCAGACATTCTACCGCTGAATTAATTTCGCATTTTGTGAGAGTGGAAGGTTTCGCATCCTTCTAAGGAAGGTCAGAGATTCGAACTCTGGGAGGTTTTACCCTCAATAGTTTTCAAGACTATCACCATAAACCACTCGGTCAACCTTCCATTCACATAAGGGTGTTGCCACCCTACTTTATCATTTAGAACTTACAAAGTCATTAATGATTTCTGCTTGTACCAAAACCTGATCTAAACTTGGATAAGTACCATCAAAATCTGCTGGTAGTGCTAGATCTGAATTTTTACTGCGTTCTACTTCAAGACGGTTGCAATAATTATCTTGTAGCATACAATATGCTTGCTTAAAAATCTCAAATCGTAGTTCGTAAGGTGTCATTCTTTTACTCCTGTATGTTTGTGTGTTATTGGGAGCAGGGGTGGGAATTGAACCCACGATCTCTAGGTTATGAGCCTAGCGTCTTACCACTTGACTACCCTGCGATGATGGATTAAGTGTGATATACCTCATAAGGATATAACAGGGACTTAACCTCTATCAATAGTATATATGACTTTCTAAGGAAAGTCAAGCGTCCTTTGAGAGATTCGAACTCCCGACACATAGGTTCGTAGCCTACTGCTCTAATCCACTGAGCTAAAAGGACAAGGCGAAGGGTTAGAGACTTGAACTCTAATCTTTGATTTTGGAGACCAAGATGCTACCAATTGCACCAACCCAACAAGGTGCCCGATACAGGACTCGAACCTGTAAAACCTTGTTTCTAAGACAAGTATGTATACCAATTCCATCAATCGGGCTGGCTGAGAAACTAGGACTCGAACCTAGATAGACTCCTTCAAAGGGAGGTGTCCTACCATTAGACGATTTCTCATTAAATATGATTCATAAAGAACCAAGAGTCTAGGGTGGGATTTGAACCCACGATAAGAAGTTTTGCAGACTTCCGCATTCGACCACTCTGCCACCTAGACATTAACGTGAAACCTATTCAACATAGTGTTGGAGCTACCAACTATTTCACGTTGTCGGATTAATTACTTCCGACAAAGCCCTCAACTAGATTTGAACTAGCGACCTACTCATTACTAGTGAGTTGCTCTACCACTGAGCTATAAGGGCGGGGTGTCGTATGAGAATTGAACTCATCTCCTCTGTTCCACAAACAGATGTCTTAACCACTAGACTAACGACACAAGGCAGTAGTGGGATTTGAACCCACGGTCGCATCGGTATGAATGATGTGCTTTACCACTCAGCTATACTGCCAGCAGAAAGGGAGGGATTCGAACCCTCGGAGGGGTTTTTCCCCTCGGAAGTTTAGCAAACTTCTACCTTAAGCCTCTCGGTCACCTTTCTATGTTGTCTTGAAGCAACCCATAAGGGTTTTATGTTGCCCGAAGGCAACAAGTGGAAACAACTGGACTTGAACCAGTGGTCTTTCGATTATCAGTCGAATGCTTTACCAACTAAGCTATGTTTCCAAGGTGGGAACAATCGGATTTGAACCGATAACACCTTGTTCTTCAAACAAGTGCTCTACCAATTGGAGCTATGTTCCCAAGTATTCCTGAAGGGATTTGAACCCTCGTTTATGCCTTGAAAGGGCATCGTCCTAACCATTAGACGACAGGAACACGACGACTCTAACGAGATTCGAACTCGTGATTCTTCTTAGACAGAGAAGTATGATAACCACTTCATTATAGAGTCAAGGTGGGAGAGACAAGATTTGAACTTGTGAAGGCAGAGCCGACGATTTTACAGACCGTTCCCATTAACCACTCGGGCACTCTCCCATTAGATAAGTTTAATGACTTTCTAGGTCTATGGGTCCGGTGAGGCTCGAACTCACAACTTCCAGGTTAAAAGCCCGTTACTCTACCATTGAGTTACAGACCCATAAAAGGTTAAATTTTCAAGGTGCTGGTGGTCTCTCAACCACCCTTTAAGAATACCACGTTTTGAGGTCCGTGCTCTTTTAGTGTGCCAGTTCCAGAAGTGGTCCTGGGCATTTGGGGTCTCGTTCCCCCACCGACTCATGTAATATACCAGAGGTTGCCCCCCAACGGCAAATGATACGACCAGTAGCACAAGTGGCACAAGACCATAAAAAAAGAGGGTGAATCTTTTGGATTCTCCCTCTTCGTTGCTTTTTATGATTTGTCTTTTAACTTTGACTTATCATATTCGCAACCAAGAGGGTCTCTCCAATAAACCAGCGGTTCATCGGATAATCACTCTTAGGTTGTGAATGGAGATTAGTCATTGTTTGTTCTTGTGTATATTATATATACCAGTTTTTTAGAGTTTTGTCAAATTATCTACGGTTCATACGAACAATATCACCTGACATTTGTCTAGCTTGATTTTGGTCTGATGCTCTTCCTGGGGTTGGTCTATTTGGAATACCAGTATTTGGAAGTGACCCTGGGTCTTTGACTTTCATATATCCACTATGACCAGCACGATTTGCTGCGTATTGAACATTAGCAGCAGAAGTATTATCAATATTATCGGCACTACCGAATTTCTTATCTATTCCAGTATTATACCTAGCAGCATCTTTGCTTGATACATCTTTTTCTTTAAAAGACCCAGGGACTGGTTTGCTAACTTCTTTGCTTCCAATTCCTAAAAATCCACCTTCTCTTGTTTTATTCATTTGAACTGTCCCAGGAACACCACCTTTTTGTGCGAGAACTTCTGCTTCAAAAATACTCTCTCTCCAATCTTCACTCATATTCACCATAATGACTTCTGCTTGTTCTTGTGTTTCAGCATAACCTTCATCAAGGAGATGTGAGAGAATGATGTCGTAGAGGTCATAACTTTCACCTACACCCAATCTTTTCTTTTCTTGGGAACTTGCGGCACGAACTCCTGATTGTACTTGCCTTTTATATTTCTTACCTTTTGGTTTTCTTTTTGATCCTCTTACATAAGTACCACCACCAATCGTTTCTGTTTCACTTGCTCTTTGTGAGCTAGCTGGAGTTATTTGAGGGCCGTATGCCTTGGACCTTTCAAATCTTGAAGCACCCACCAAGTCTCCTGGATTATCTTGTGTTCTTTGTCTTGCTCTTGCATTATAAGCAAGGTCTTGATACATTTCTTTTCTTTCAGGAGTTTGCCCCTTTTTTTGATTGGCAAGTTTTTGTGCTCGGGCAGCAACATCTCCTGCAGCACCTTCATCAAGTTCAGTTGATTCTTGAAGATAAGGAGAAGTATAAGGCCAACGGTTCAGCACGTTGTGCTCTTCATTTGCTCCCTCAACTAAGATTTGTTGAGAGAGATTTGAAATGTTTTGTAAGTCCCTATAATTCATTTGCTTTTACAGTTCTATCAAAGTATTTATAAAACTGTATCAAGTTTATAATTCGTAATCAGCAATTCGGTTTTCACATTATCTTGTGTTCCTTTCTCACCACGATGAACCATAGAATACCTCAACTTCCATTCATCTATATTATACTCCTTATAACGATTTGTAATCCAATCATTAAGATTGTAAGTAATCATAAAACGATGAGGGCATTTATCCACATCATCAGCAAATCTTTCGTGTGAGAATGATGAGTGAAGTTTTCTACCAGTTCCATAAAGGAAATCCTTAATATCATAAGGTGGGTCAAGAAATACAAACACATCATCACCCTCTGCGTTCATCACTTCTTCATAATCAATATTAGTAATCTTCCAGTCCTTGATGATATAAGAATATCGTGGAAGTTTATCAATACCAACTAATGAGAAGTTGGACCGTGATGCTTGAACTGAAAATGTTGAGTTCTCTGTAAGACCAGAATAAGAACACTTATTCATTACAAAGAACGCAACTGCTTGTTCTAATGGTTCAAGATTACCAATCGTGTGAGAGTAATCATCAAAGAGTTCTCGGTGTGCGTTGTCGTCATTAAGAACTTTTTCTTTGATTGCTCTTAATTTATCTTTGAGAACTTGTCCATTATCACGAAGTTGAACCCAAAAGTTATACAAGTAATAATACTTATCATTCACCCAGATAGGAACTTTTGGGTAGTTCTGCGAAACCATTAAAGAAATACTTCCACCACCCAAGAAGGGTTCACGAAACTCTTTGAAATCACTAGGAAACCAAGGAGCAAGTGTTTTGAGTGCTTTGCTCTTACCTCCGGGATATCTCAAGGCCGTCTTTAATGGGAACTGTTTCATATAACTTTCAAGTATTATATAATAGGCGTGGTCGGATTCGAACCGACCCTGGAGGCGTTTTAAGCGCCCTGTCTCTGCCGCTGGACTACACGCCCGTGTATAAGACTATCATAACTCAAAGAATCACAATAGTCAAGAGTGCCGTGTGGTTGTGAATCCAAATCAAATCTTTTTGATAAGTGCCCCACTGCTCTTATCTAAAGTTTTGAACCACGGCGAGTGCTCGTTGCGGGGATCGAACCTTCGCCTTCTATCTGTTATGAGCAGATCGCCTTCACCAGAGGGCCAAACGAGCAGAAAAAATAAAGATTTAGACAGTCACAAGGACACCATCTTTCTTCATTTGAGAAATCATCTTACCAACACTTTCACCAGCATTAAAGGTGTTGCGAAGTTTGCCTTTGAAACCTTCAATACTATCACACTTGAAGATATAAAATTTATCAGGTTTGTAAGTGTAGGCAACACCAACAGTGTTGTCTTCGTCATTAAAAGAAAGTTTAGCAATCGCACCAGAGGTGCTAATCTCAAGAACTTCCATCGTGCCCCATTCATTTGATTACCTAGTAATCATAACACGGATTGGGGTGCTTGGGGAGGACTTTGTGCCAGTTTGGGAAGTGGTCCTGATTATTTGCGTGTTTTTCTAACAATTGGATGACTTTTTGTTAGTTCTTTGGGATTTGGACCTCCCCATTTTTTAGGAGTTCTTCTTCTTGTATCACCTTGTTCTATTGGGGATGGAAAGATATTACTATCTGCCCAATCTGCATTGCCTTTAAACTTTCCTCCTACGTATCTTCTTGCTTGACCCCTAGTAGCATTTCCTCCACCACCTTTGGCAGATTGACTCATACCATATTGATTATCAGTTCTTGTTGTATCTAATCTTCTATCTTTTTTAAACTCGTGAGGAGGTGTTTTGTGTTCTAATGGTTTCTTTTTACCCAATAAAGTTTTCTTTTGTTTGGGAGCATTAGAGGTTTCAGTATCATCAACTTCCTTCATTCCACTGTATCTAGCCATATCTCTATCACTTATATCCATCTGGGGTTTGTTTGGATCTTCTACACCAGTTCTTGCTCTTTTTGCTTTATTTTTTTCTGCTGGAGTATGCCCACTTTGTAAAGGATATTTTGAGTCATTCCAAGGCACTTTACCTTCATAAACATCCAAATATGTTTCTCGTGCCTCGGTTATAAACTGTTTATATGTCTTCATCTTACAACTACTTTTGTATTATTTATTCAAAAGACCTCGCATACCTGTCCTATTTACAAATCCTTCAAGTCCTTGATTGATAGGACGAACCTTTACAAAGATTTCTTCTGGAACTTCACCAAAGTATCCTTGAAGCCAAGGACACAACCACACAGGAGCACAAAGTGTTGTATCAGTATAAGTCGTTCCATCATCATCACCAACTTCTTTTACAAGCAGAGTATCATAATCATCAGGTTCTTCTGTATTCAAAATGATTTCCATTTGGTCCTTTTCAACTGCGTGTCGTCCAGTTCCAAAATAAAAGTGTTCGTCAATTGCTTCTTCAGTTCCGTTTAGGAGTAGTTCTTGAACTGTATTGTTATGGGGGTGGTCAAATGCCCACAGTCCATCTTCAAGTTTGTAAGCAACGATTGTGAGTTCCATAGGTTTCTTTGATTTCCAGTATCATAGCATAAAAAAAGACCCCTTGGTGGGGTCTTGGGACAGTTTGGAAAGTGGTCTTAAACTTCTTATGCAATATTAGAATTAGTATTTTTCTTGGTGCCGTTCTTCACCATTAAGTTTCCGCCCATAATTTTGTTAACAGTTCCTGATGGTAATATTTCACCACCACTATGTTTATTGATATATCCACGTTGTCCACCTGGCGTTTGTATCATTTTTAATCCCCTGGTGCCAGCATCTCCAGATCTAGATCCCCCCTGGCTTGGAAAATTTAATACATTTGGAAAATCTTCAACAATACTCTCTCTCCACTCTTCACTCATATTCACCATAATTGCTTCTGCTGATTCATAAGTATCAGCATATCCTTCATCAATAAGGTGCGAAAGGATTACATCATAGAGGTCATATGCTTCATTTTGATTGCCCCTGCGGACGATTTTCTTTGATGGTTTTGACTTCTTTCTAGGCATTGTAACTGATTGGGGTTCACCTGGTCCTTCAGTTGCTCTAGTTACAGCAGAAGCAGTGCGACTTCCCTGTTTTGTGAATAATGGAGAGAATGGTCTTGTTTTATATGGAGCTTCTCTATTCATTCTTTGAGAAACAGTTTCCTCAGTCCCATCTTTTCTCTTACTTGTTGAAGAGGGTACTGCTCTTAGCTTCCAATCACTCTTAAATTTGTCTTCAGGACCATAACCTTCTTTATCTTTATCTTTATCTTTTTTTGCTTTTTCTGATTTTTTTGCGTCTGCTCTAACTTCTGCTTGAGTTGGTCCTGCTTTATAAGGTCTTACACCTTCTGCTCTTGCCTCATCAATATAAATCTTAGCCATTTCGTCCCAAGTATAAGAACTCAAATCATAACCTTCATCAAGTAGGTTATTTACCCAATTTTCAAATTCTAGATTTTCTCTTGTTTCGTCATCATATACTGCCAAATATGATTCTTGAAGATTTTGAATGTCTTGTGAGTTCATCTTTACAAGTCGTTTTGTATTTATTTATATATTTATAATATCTCACCAAGTGCTTTCTGCTTTCTTAACTTCTTGGGGTTTTTAGTTCTTGTAGATATTCCTTCAAGTTCAGGAAAACTTGATGTTCCTCCAGATGGAATTAAGGTCTTATCTTTTCTAGCAGATTCTCTTCCTGGATAATCTGGATATAGTGGTGCTTGCCTTTCCTTAATTCTATCCAATAGAGTTTTATATACAGAATTCTTTGGATTTTTTGCAATTAACTTTGCTGTTGCAATTTTCAATCTCTGTGTTGTAGATGCCTCATATAAAAACTGTTTAAATGTTTTCATTAATCTACTTTTCCTACCATTAATCCTGTTTTGGGACTTGCTTTGGTAGATTTCTTACCAAAAATCTTTTTATAAAGTTTTCCTCTCTTTTCTTCACCAGTTTTCTTATCTTCACCAGGCATAACTGCTGTTGGTTTTCCAATTACAGTATCACCTTTCTTTGCTCCTGCTTTCTTCAATTGTTTTGGAGTATCTTTAACTGCTTGAATAAAGTTTCTACCCCTTTCCATCTGTTGGTTTCTATCACCTTTACCAACATCACTATCACGATGCATAATATCTACAGTATGAACTTTTCCAGTTTTAGAAGCACCTGATTTGACCATCTGCTTTCTCAAATCTTTAACTCTTCTCACACTTTCACTTGAAGGTGCAGTTTTGAGTTTAGTCATACCAGATGCATTTCTTCCTGCTGGTTTTACCTTACTAATCAAACGTTCACCTTTTGCTGCTTTTCTTGCTGATGAATATGTGCGAATGAAATGGTCTTGTTCCGTGCTTCCAGCATCATCCATATCATCATCACTATCATATGTTGTATAATCTCTTGCTCTCGTTCTCAAATCTTTAGTGGAATACTTACCAGTTCCTTTCAATCCTGCTTTCTTTGCAATTGCAGCAACAGACCTTTCTCCTCGGTCCATCTTATTTCCAGCACGACCTAAAGTAGCTCGTCCTCTACTTCTTTCACCAGTAGAACTTTCTTCCAATTCAACTTCTTCTTTTACACAATTATTATATGTCTTTCCAAATAGTTTTTTGGTGCCTTTTTTCTTATAACCAGGCCAGCACTTCTTTGCTTCGGTAATAAACTCTTGAAAGGTTTTCATTTATTCTTCTGTTCCTTTTTCCTTTTATTATTTAGAATACGATAAGCATCTTGTGTGCTTATTGCGTTTGATACATCTGCAAGTTTTCTTCTCTGCCTTCTTTCAAATGCGTGATACTCCGAATGATGAAGTCCTGGACTAGTTGTTGGTTCGTGAGTTGGATTTGCAAGTGCTAAATTTCTTGGATGATGCCCGTGATAGATGCCTTTTTTAGCATCATCTTTTTTTCTTTGTTTCCACTCACTAGCAGACATAGAACGTCTTATTTTATCAGACTCTTCTGTTGAAGTAACGTGATGAAGTTCTTTTCTTCTTTGTTTTGCGAGTGTTTCTTTTTTTTCTGATTGTTTCTTTTGTTTACCTGATATCTCTCCAGTAACTGCACCAATACGTTCATTTCTTCTTTGTGCTTGTCCTTTTCTATTTTCTGCTGTTACAAGTCTCCATTTTGGATTTTCACTACTTGCTGCATTATTAGCAACCATCCCTGCGGGAACTCCTCCATAATGTTTTTCAAGTTCTGCTCTACTTGAGAAATGTCTTTGTGCTTCAGCAATAAACTTTTGAAAAGTTTTCATTTTATTACAGTGTTGTCTTTTTATTGAAAATATCCTTCCCTTTATTCGCTCTAGCTGATTTTGCCCAACCTACTTTCATTTGTGGGCTTGGACCATCAGTGTTAAAATCACGTTCTTTTTTTGCCCCTGGAGTTCTCTTTACTCCTCGTCCTTCACCTGGTTTACCATCTTTAGCACCACTTCCACCACCTCCGTGCTCATGTCTGCGAAGTTGCTCTCTCTCACTTCCCCATCCTGGATGTGGAGAATGTTCTGGTGCAGCAGTCATTCCTTGACGCCTTCTTCCTATCACCGCATCTGGATTAGGTCTCTTAAGTTTCATTTTCTCCAATTCCCACTTACCTTCTGGAGTTTTTTTCACACTTCCCGAAGTTCTTGCCAAATACATAGGAGTTTTTTGCTTCCCCTTGACTTTATCTTCTTTACGCATCTCGTAAAGGTATGCTTCTTCCAAAAACTCTTTAAGTGTTTTCTTCATTTTTTTATTTCTTGCTGGATGTGAAACTCTACCACTATCTAGATTTCTTTCTGCTTCTCCTCTTCTTCTTCCCCAAGTTTGCATTAGGGCAGTACCAGGACTTTCAATATTTCCTGTTCTTACAAAGTCTTTAGGAGATTGTGCCGCACTTAATGCAAATGTTGCACCAAGAACAGCATTTGCTATCTTTTCTCTCTTACTTGCTTCCGAAATCATTTAGATACAAAAAGACCTTTGATTATTTATCAAAGGTCATAACTTCTGTTTTTTCACTCCAAGACCTCACAAGAAGTTCTGTGAATAGTTCCATCTTCTCTGGATGAACTGATGCTGGATTATAATTAATTGCTTCTTTTAATGCCACTAATTCTTTCCATTCTTCGGTGCTTAATTCCATAGGGGTTTTCATATATGTTTTGTAATCCTAACACAATATCTATGAATATGGTATTTCCTTAAGAATATCTTTAGGTTTCTGTAAACTTCTGTAATGTTTCAATATCTTTATCTAATTCTTCTTTTTGTTTTTTATCGTGATAATAGGACCATAATGCGTTGTGTACTTCCATCATATGGTCAACCCAAAACCCCGCAGGATATATACCCAGAGCATCCTGAAGACCTCTGTGACTGGTTCCTTCTTTCTCTGCCTTACACATAATAAGGCATATTGCCTGAACCATGTCAAGTTTATCTTCTTCAGAAAGCATAAAGTACTTACCTACTGCTCGTTGCTTTGCCTCTTCATTTGACTTCTGAAGTTCTTTGCAGGCATCAGAGTCCCACCACTGTTCTAGTGCTGTACCAAGATTGTTGGGTTTTTGCAGTTCTTCTGGATTAATCACTGGTTTTTCTTTATCAGTCATTTTCAATCTCAATATTTTTTAAGTCAATTTCTTTACCATCTATTATTAGTTTCATTTTGGCATCACCAGACACCTTGATACTACCTCCTGGTTTAAGTTTTATACCTGGAATACTAGTTTCCGACAATTCTTTGGAATTAAAATTAGTCATCTTTCCCAAACATAGTTCCGAAAAATCCAGTATCACCAAATTTACGATTCTCCAGTTTATCCAGAATAGAATCAGTATTTTGAACTGATTCAATACGACTAATCAAATCAGCAATTACACTACAAACCATCGGTCGTTCTGTTCTTGCGGCAAATGATAATGCATTTCGCAGACTTGCCTCTGCCTCTTTCAAACTTTCTTCAACTTGTTGTCCCAACGCCATCAGATTCCTCCTCAAATAACATACAATCAATACAGGACTTTATTTCCAAAACATCATCCTTAGAAAGTCCATCTAAGGTAATTGCTTGCTTCTCAAACGCAACGGTGATATTATAAACTTCACCATCAAATCCACCACAGGTTTGAATGGTTCTCATTCTTTAATCCAGAAACCATCGGCAGTCATAGTCCAACCTGCCGCAATCGTTTCATCATAAGTTTTTGGTTGTGTAGTTTTTCGGAGAAGAAAACTACCATCATTCCTATCCACCCATTCTACATCATCACCTTGCTTAAGATTTGCTGCTTCCAACAAGTCATCTGGAAAGGTGATAAAGTATTCTTTTTCTCCTGTTATAACATCATTTTCTTCCTCAACAGGAAGTTGCCACTTGACTACTTTATCTTGTTTTACACTACTCACCGTTGACCCTTTATATTCCAAATCACTGTGTCCCCAAGGGGGCATACAAGGGTCTTCTTCTTTAAGTTTGACTACAGTTTCTTTCCAAGCATCCTTAAACTTTCTATCAAACTCTTCAAGATAATACTGAAGAAATTCGTCCGCAGCATATAGAAGAGTTTCTGCTTTATCGTACTGATGCTCTTGAAGTCTATCAACAACACTATCCAGAATTTCACGGGCAGAACAAATCTTGGATGTTACCATCTCAAGTTCGTTGAGTGAGTTCCATACTTTTTGATAATCAATTGTCATTTTGGTTCAGTCTATCTTGGATTGCTTGTTCTACTATAGCAGAAATTTCGGCAGAAGTCTTGCCATTGAGCCAGTTCCACTTCTGGTCGTCCTTATCCCATTCCATCTCAAAAGTGCCATCGGCATTTTCAGTAATCTTAAGACTATCAATCTCTTGGTTTGACGTATTCATTACAGCAATTACAATAATATGAAAAGTTTGATTTAAAGTATTTTACTACCTGATAATGGTCTTTATCTAGTGGTTTCTCTTCACCACATTTAGAGCACTTGCGTAGTACTAATGCCTGTGTTTCCCCAGACACGACGTTCTTTCTTACGGAGTTTCTTAAGTTCTCTGTATAACTCCTTAATTTCCTGATATGCTTGTTCTGGAGTGATTTTATTTGTGATTTCAAGTCCTGCAATGAGGGCACATTTATCACCAAACCTTGCAAGTGAGCGTTCGTAAGCCGAAAGATTTTCATACATTATTTTTCAAGTCCATAATTATTAAGATTATAAGTCACTGGATGAATATTGTCAATTTTTGCTTGTAGTCTGTTTTCAATTTCATACAAAGTATTTGTAGTCTCTATATTCTCTTCTTCAAGAAGTTTGATGTCTATAAGAGCACCTTCGTACTTTTGTTCCAGAGTAGTAATGCGTTCTTCAAGTATAACAACTTGTTTGGCAAGAGAAGAACAAAGTCCCACAAGACAATACTCATTATCATACTCATCAGAAACTATAAGTTTGTACTTGTCAGGCATCTCATAATTTCCCAGTAACCAATCAAATAATCTAAATCTCATCTCAAAACTCCAATTTCTTTTAGATAATTCCTGTACCTCATAAATCTACCGACACTTGGTTGATTTGGTACATTCAGTTGATGACAAATCTCCGAATATGCCAAAAATTCTGCCCAAGGTGTGGTGTAGTCCAGAGTATGATAAGGATAATCAGAGTTTTCCATCCACAATCCCCTGATGAGTAATTACTTCCATAAATCCTTCCTGTTTTCCCTTGAGATAGTAACGAGTGGCGGCAACACAAGTCTCTTGTGCGAGTGAAGTAACAAGTGCGTTCCCGTCCTTATCAAAACTTTTCCAAGTTTTCCAATTAGATTGTTCCACATAAAACGCACCATCATCATAAAGGTTTTCCAATTTTAGCTCCATCAATTTGAATGTAAATTTTGGGGTTGTCATTCCAATGCCTTATCACGCCACTTATTATAAAAATATTTGTAGTAAGATAAGTTAGAAAAATAACAGTACGAAGGACCGCAACACAATCTGCTTCGTTATTTTTTTTGCTTGCTTTTTCGCCCAGTGCTAGAGACCATAGTTTCCACATTTGTTCCAGGTTTAACGAATGATTGATAATCTGTTTTCTTGAATTTACATTTTTCAATGTATTTTTCAGCATGATTCATATTTTGAAAATAACACTTTTTAGTGTCCTTCATTTCCTTTCCATCGTTATGTATAATAAGAATAGGAAACTGTGCGTGAGGAAACTCAATCGTTTGTTCTTTCTTTTTCATTTGGTTTCATCTTCTTCGGTTGTTTCTTCTTCTTGTTCGTTTGCTGCTTCTCGTTGTGCTGCTATTTCTAACATTTCCTCATGAGTCAAGTACTTTTCAGTCATAGGTGCTCCTGGTATTCTCTCCATATTATAACACCCCCTCCCGAAAACGGGAAGAGGTGAAGGACACTTTATTGTGTGTCTGCCTCATAATATGCTGAAATTACTTTATCGTCCCAAGCAGTTGGTAAGTTGTGCTCCCTGGATTTCATGTGATTTAATCCAGAAACTGGAAGACCCTCCAAGTCTTCTTCGTGTAAAATTCCATCCAACTGTTTAATTTCGTTGAATGTATGAGGAAAACGAAGTGCGTAACGATGCATTCCGTCAAGATTACGATTTGTGCGAGACATAATGTTCGTGAATAAACACAATACTAATTATATCACTTTTTCAATTCTTTTTCAAGTTCCTTCGCAATTCGTAATGCTCTACGCCACATAAGCCATTTCACCACTGGATTTCGTGGATTATTCAACAACCACCACTTTTGTTTTTCGTATTGAAATTTTATGAGTTTCAATACTAATGCGAAAGCATAAGCAACACTATTATCAGTTACGATTAAGTATCCAATAAACATAAAAATTCCAAACCAAAAATAGTAGGAAGTCATTCAGTAAATCCGTGATTATAATCACTTGTATCTATAATCCTCCAATCAAGATAAAGTTCATTGAGATAATCAAGTAAAGCATCTTCACCTTCGGGGACAATTTCATCTTCATCCAGCACAAAACTTGCTTCACAAAGAGCAGGACCATATTCTGGTGGGTCTTGTAGTGTTGCTGGATAAATTTCAATCACATCTTCCACAATACCACGAACATAGATGTCATTTCCATCTTGTTGAAAGGTTTCAATTACACTAATCATTTTTTTCTACGAGTTTCTTTTTGAATGAATTTCTTTGCGGTTTCAAGAGTGTTATGAGTACAAATCTGTTCACCATTATAAATGGAAACACACCTTTTGCCGTACCAGGGCACTGCTGCCCAAGTTCCATCACTACTAATGTATCCGTCAGTATTCATAAGCATTATAACGTAAACAAGCAGGCATACCTGGATTTGAACCAGGGATAAGGCTTTAGAAGAGCCGTGTGATAGTCCACTTCACTATATGCCCATAAAGAGGGAAAGTTCCCTCTTACATTTTACTTTGAGTAATCGTCAAAGTCAATGACTTTTTCTTCGTAAAAAGCAATGTAGTCATCGTAATCTAAACCAAGATATTTGGCAAACTGCTCAAAATCTTCTCTTTTGTTAATAAACTGTCTTGTTTCCTGATTAGCAATGTTTGTGTCTGTCATATCAGTACCCATACCTTGAAATCATTTGGTCCATTCTATCCTCTCTATACTCCTCCTCTTGATTATCTTCAACATAGCCTTCGTGAAGTTCATCGTAGATTGTATCTGCGTCTTTATCTAGAAAAAGTTGTGTCATAGGAAGAAAAAGTGGCAAAGGTTGTTCTATATATCACCGAAAAGGGAATTACCCCTCTTCTGTGTTGTTTTGTTGAAACTCTGCGTCAATTTTGTCGTAGAGTTCCACAAATGTTGCTTTCGTCTCGTCATCAAAACGATTCAGACAAACTTTGAGTGCTTTGTCTTTCTTACCAAAGATAGAATATGCTTTGATAATATGAACCAGACGACGAGTAGAAATCACTTCATCAATACCACCATCAGCAAAGGTCTTACGGATAATGTCAGACCAATTACACAGGTGCTTGATGAAATCGGTGTGCTCACCAATCATAGGAATTTTAAGTGATTGAGCAACATTCGTCAAGATTTTGGTCTCAATAGAAATCGTAGGATACTGTTGCTCAAAGGTAATTGGAAAACGTTCCAGGAATGCTTCATTCAACACGTTAGTGCCGATGAAACGACCATCATCACTACCCTTACCTTTGGTATTCGCAGTCGCAAAGACATTGAAACCTGCCTTGGGAGCAACGTGTACACCAATCTTTTTCAGGAAGACACCTTTACCTTCCAGAACAGATTGAAGACACATAATCTTATTAGAAGCAAGGTCAATCTCATCAAGAAGAAGGATTGCCCCACGTTCCATTGCTTCAACCACAGGACCATTATGCCATACAGTTTCTCCGTTGACAAGACGGAAACCACCAATCAAATCATCCTCATCGGTTTCAATCGTGATATTCACACGAATAAGTTCCCGACCAAGTTGGGCACAAGATTGCTCCACCCCAAAAGTTTTACCATTACCAGAGAGACCAGTAATGAAGGTAGGATAAAACAACCGAGATTGAACAACCTTTTTAATATCAGTAAAGTTACCAAAGCTGACGAAGGTATCATCTTTTTCAGGAATAAGGTTTTGAACAACAGCAGACATAGTAGCAACACCCTCAACAGCAGGAGAATTATAAGTCTCTTCCAAATCTTGAACGGTTGCGTCCAGATTCCACTTACCACGACTAACCTTATACTGGTTTAGATATTTGGAAAGAGTAGCATAAGAAGTATTCAGTTGTGCTGCTACTTCTTTCACAGCATCAGCACCAAATTCAGTGCCGAATTTTTCTTTCAAGATAATTAGTGCTTGGTCAGTCATGGTGTTTGGTTGATTACTCCGTAATTATAGCAGGGATTGGGGTGGTTTGGGGTGCCCTTGGGACACCCCGTGAAGTGGTCTAGGCAATCAGGTCAACAAAAGAACCCAGAAGTTTTTTGTTGGTCTTTTTCTTACCTAACATCTTCACAAAAGCAGTTTTGATTTGTGCTTTGGAAGCACCTTCTTCTACTTTGAAGTCCTCATCTTGTGCGAGAGAAGTAGCAGCAATTACGTGGAACTGGTCAAAACCAGTATTATTGAAACTGATACATTGGTTCTTCCTATATTCTACTTTCGCACTCTCATAATTATCATACCCATTACCATACCAACGGTAGCAGTTTTGGAAATCACGACCAGGAGTGATACGGAAGTTGATAAGATTTACAGTAGGGAACCTATCTTTGACCGTTTCCAGAAGGATTTTAGCATATTGGGAGAAACTATTGTAATCAAAACTACGATAGACACGACCACTTTTGCGATCACGAATAGAAGTTTTGTTGTATTTCGTCATACCAATATAAGTATCATCATAGTGACCTTTCCTCTCTTTGGTTACAGAATTTTGGTATCCTTCACCATCAGTCAAGAAGACTACATTAACCTTTTGAAGTTTATTCTTTGCCTGAAAATCAGGAATCAAAGAATGAAGAGCCATAATGCTTTCACCAATAGGAGAACCAGAGAGTTCAAGATGACGAGGAACAACACCCCTATGACATTGATAAGCATAACAAGCAGTCCAGATATTCTTGAGTTGCTCTTCTAGAACACGATTATTCGTTTTGCTGGTGAAAAAGTTCATCAAACGGAATGATGCTTCTGGTGCGATAACACCTGCTACTTTCTTATAAGTAAGAGGATGATTTGGTTGTACTTCCATATAAGAATTACATTCCAAAGTAAAAGCATAAACCTCAAAAGGAATATTCACCTTACGGCAGAACCAAACCAAATTCAACAGTTGCTTATAAGCATCTAGAATAAAGTTATTCATAGAACCAGACCAATCTAGAATAAAGATTAGACCGTGATTCTTACCGTCAGGGACCACAGAGACCTTCTTAAACAAGTCCTCGTTGAACTTATAGGTATGAAGTTTCTGCGTGTCTAGAACCCCTGTACGGGCAGTAGAAGCACGAGCATATTGGTCGGCAGACTTCTTACACTCAAACTCTTTTACCAGATAAGATACTTCTTTCTCTGCTGATTTCTTGTAAGTAGCATACTCTTTACAAGCAAGAGCAAAGTAATCCTTATTCACATCATTCCTAGAATACTCTTCCTTTGCTTTACTGTGAATGAACTCATTAGGAATAATCATATTCTCAAGAATCATTTCAGGAAGTTCCACATAGTTGGTTTCCTGGGAATACCTATCTACAAGGTCTTTGGATTTTTCATCAAAAGACTTTGAAGTTTTGGACTCCAATTCATTACTTTCTCTGTGCTGATTGCTTGGGTCAACACCATTTCCACCACCTTCTGGTGCTTCCATAGATTTGGAGAGTTCACCTCCTTCACCTTCATCTTGACCCCCACCTTCACCTTCACCTTCACCTTGACCTTCTTGGTCGTTTTGAGTATCACTACCAGAACCTTGATTGGGTTTGGGAGTTTCTACTTCCTCACCACCAGGACTAGAAGATTGCTCCATATCATTTTCAGGAAGGTTATTTACCTTTTGACGTTTGTATTTCACAAACTCTACAATCTCACGAGAAAGTTTTAGAACATCATCAAAGGTTTCGGTTTGACCAGCACGAGTTAGGAACTGCTCTTCATCATCGTTGAAAGCAATGTTATGAAATGCTCCAATCTTGTAATAAAGATTGATACGGTCAATAAAAGACAATTCGTCAAGATTTTCTTCTTTTGTGGAGAAGAAATCATCACTGTTGAGTTCGTTATAACCATTGAAGAAAGTACGGGAGAGACCAGCATACTTTTTCTTCATTAGTTTTTCTACTCGCACATCCTCCAAGACATTTACAAAATCTTTGGGGACTTCTGGGTAATCAATAGTCCAATCCACATTATCTGTAAAAAGTGCGTGGCCCACTTCATGACCTACAAGAAGGTCATAGACAGTCGCAGATGCTTTATCCCAAGTAGGAAGAGTGAGAATACGACGGTCTACATCAAACATAGCAGTCGGGACTTTTTTATGTTCAATAATCAAGTTCTCTGTTGCCAAACATTTGGCAAGAGAACCCTTGACTTCTAAATTAACGGGCATGGGGGGTGCTTTTGACTACTCCGTAATCATAGCAGAAAAAAAGGGGGCAGTTGCCCCCCGTGTTCCACCATAGAAACCGTCCACCACCACAAGGACGGGTCTTACAACTCAAAGATACAAAGTTGCGAAGACTTATACATCATACATCAAAGACTTTTAGGTGTCAAGTGTTGACAAGATATCAAAACCTATCTAAAATCACTCTGTTGGGTTTGAAGATAAATTATAGCTCAGTTCCTACTGGTCTTTCCCATTTAGTACCTTCTTGAACTATACCGTCTTCATCTCCATCTCTTGCATCAGGATTATAACCATCAGCAATCTTTTCTTCTAGTGTCTGTTCAGTAGTTGTAGTTTCTTCAGTAGTTGTAGTTTCTTCAGTAGTTGTAGTTTCTTCAGTAGTTGTAGTTTCTTCAGTAGTTGTAGTTTCTTCTTCAACTACAACAGGTTCTTCTACTCTTATCCAAGGAAGAGGTAATGAAGTGATTGGAGGATTATATTGAGACGCAATCTCATTAGAAAGTCTTGATTTTATATACCCAACATCAAGGTTGCTTTCTAACCAACTAATCACAGTTTCTTTTGTGAGAGTTGAATAATCAGTAAATGCTTCTGGACTTGGTGAGGGGAGAGGATAAGAATTACTTATAGATGCGGATACACCACTCTCATCTACTCCTGTAAGTCCCCAGTGAATGACTTTTACAATATTAGTGAGTCCATTTTCTGCTGGGGCACAGTCTAATTTAGAAATACTCCAAGTATAAGTAATCATCGGTTCTTAGCATACTCCATATTTAGCTTTGAGGTTATTAGATTGTGTTTCCATACTCTCAAATCCTTTCACAGTCATCCAAGTCACCATAGAATATCTGTTTCCTTTGGTGACTGGTTCTACACCGTGTCTATAATACCGATTGGAAGGAAAACATACCAGAAGTCCAGGTTCAGGACGAACACGAATATGAAGGTCTGGAAATACAAAATCTCCACCTTCAAATTCATTATTCAAATATAAGACCATAGACAAATCACGGTCTACTGTCTTTCTCCACAGTTGTGTTTGGTCTGGTGCAGTCCATACACCTTCACCGTCAATATGAGGTTGGTAGTGTCCTCCTACATCATAACAAAGAAGTTGTGGAACTTCACTACTATCAACTTCAAACTGATAAAAAGGGTTGATGACTTGCTTTACAATATGATGCATCAGTTCATTGACCTGTGGAAATACAGGTTCAATTGGTGCAATTTGAGTATCTCTTGTTCTCTTATCAGTAATCCATTCAGTTCCTCGTGTCTGATTGGATTTGTCTGGGTCAAATACTGAAAGGTCTTCTGTTCTTGAAGTTTTCATATGATTTACCAGAGCATCAATACCTTCTTGACTGATGACTTTTGGTGCAATCAAAACTTTGGATAATAAATTCATTAGTAATAATGTAGTTGTGAGTATTTATCCTATGGGTGCGTTGGAGGTTGCTGCATGACCATATCTACTTCCAGATAATTTTCCTCTTTCTGTGGTTGTTACTGAATCATTAGAGAAGTCTATACGATAAACATTACTATTAAAAGATGCTGGTGATGTTCCTCCACCAAACCACCCATAGTTAGAGTTTCCTGTTGCTGCCAATCTACTTCTTGCTATTAGTAATGCACCTCTACTCAATACTGATGCAGAATCATTTGAGAAATCTATACGTTCTACTGTTGCCACGATTGTTGGTGTCGCACCTCCACCCCACCAACCATAATTTGAGTTTCCTGTTGCTGCCAAAGCATTTCTTGCCGTAATTAATGAACCTCTTGGAGATACTGATGGAGAATCATTCGTAAAGTCAATACGTTCTACTGTTGCCAAAAAAACTGATGCATCTGCACCACCACCAAACCAACCATAATTTGAGTTTCCTGTTGCTGCTAAACCATATCTTGCTGTAATTAATAAACCTCTTGGTGATGCTGCTGTTGAATCATTCGTAAAGTTAATACGTTCTACTGTTGTCAAATATGGTGCAGTAGTAGATGCTGTACCCCTATTTCCACCACCGAACCAACCATAATTAGAGTTTCCTGTTGCTGATGGATTTGATTTAATTGTATTAAAATCACCTCTAATAGATGCTCCAGCAGGAGAATCATTTGAAAAATCGATACGGTCTACTCTTGTGGTTGGAAGTGTTGTATATCCACCACCAAACCAACCGTAGTTAGAGTTTCCTGTTGCTGCTAATCTTGTTCTTGCTAAAGTTAATGAACCTCTTGGTGATGCTGTTGTGGAATCATTTGAGAAATCTATACGGTCTACTGTTGCTGTTAGTGGTGAATTTTCTCCACCACCAAACCAACCATAATTCCCTGCTTTTTGTAGACGAATACTTGAAGACCTTGCCTGCCCTGATGTTGCTGCTTTATATCCTCTTGCTGAACTTAATGGACCTCTCACTGATACTGATGTAGAATCATTAGAGAAATCTATACGGTCTACTCTTGATAGATATGGTAGTGATGATCCATATCCACCACCAAACCAACCATAGTTAGAGTTTCCTGTTGCTGATAATCTTTGTCTTTCAGAACTTAATGGACCTCTAACTGATGCTGCTGCAGAATCATTAGAGAAATCTATACGGTCTACTGTTGATAAGTAGGTTGCTGATGGAACAGATCTTCCACCACCAAACCAACCATAGTTGGAGTTTCCTGTTGCTGCTAAAACATATTTTGAAGCACTTAATGGACCTCTTATTGATGATGCTGAAAAATCATTTGAGAAATCTATGCGTTCTACTCTTGATAATTTCACTGTTGGTACTTGTACAAGTCCACCACCAAACCAACCATAGTTAGAGTTTCCTGTTGCTGCTAAACTATATATTTCTAAAACTAATGGACCTCTTGGTGATGCTGTTCCAGAATCATTCGAGAAATCTATACGGTCTACTGTTGCTAAAGCTGTTATTGCACCACCACCACCAAACCAACCATAGTTAGAGTTTCCTGTTGTTGCTGCCTTTGTTTTGGTTACACCTAATGGACCTCTTACTGATACTGATGCAGAATCATTTGAGAAATCTATACGGTCTACTGTTGACCTTGTTGTTGCTGGAGCATATCCACCACCAAACCAACCATAGTTAGAATTTCCTGTTGCTGCTAAACCATATCTTGCTAAACTTAATGGACCTCTAATATTTGCAGTTCCAGTATCATTAGAGAAATCTATACGGTCTACTGTTGAATAAGTTATGGATCCTGGAAACGAAAAACCACCACCAAACCAACCGTGAGTTTGAGAGGTACTCCAAGTGGTATTCGTGACATTCCCATCAGTCACTAACATTACCAAACCAGTTGTGGTGATACCAGCATCCACACTACCAACATAACCAGTAGTTGCATAAGACACTGTTGTTGTTCCTGCAAATCCTGTGACTACAAAATTTCCATTATATCCAGTATATGCTATTCCTGTTGTAGAACCAATACCAGAAACTGCAATCTTTGCACCCACATAAAAAGGTGTTGTTGTGAGACCAGCAGCAGTTGAAAGAGTGAGAGTTACAGTTCCAGAACTAAAAGAACCAGCAGTTACAGTAATACCAGCACCTGCAGCAGTAGAATTAATGTCTACAGCAGAAACCGTAATGGGATTTGATACGTTTAGAAAAAATCCATCAAGACCAAATACGTCTCCTGCTGGCATCTACTTTCTCCTTATGAGTTTCTGGATTCTAAAAGTTGTTGATGTTGTTCGGTTCCAGGTGCAAGCAAACCTAAATCAGTATTCGTCACTTCTTCAATACCACGAAGAACTTTCTCTTGCAGAGTATTTAGGAATTTATCTGGGTCATTAATAGCATCAGCAAGAGCACCATAACCATTCTTGATTCGGTTAGTATCATCACTCACTAATGTAGGAGCAGTTCCTCTTCTCATAGAGTGAAGATTACCGATACTAATACCAGTCTTGGAACTTACCATTTCATCCAGAGATTGCTCTGCAAATCTGCGTTCCCAATAGATATGGTCCTCATTCTCAAACTGTTCTTTGGTGACTGTCTTACCACCATTCAGTTCAATCAAACGATTAATAATCTTATCAAAGAAATTCATTTGCTGAATACGGTCACGAATCTCCAACTCACAAGACTTCAAGTAGTTTTGAGTTGAGATTGAATCCAAATCGTGCCAGTAGAGTTTTGTAGAACCACCATTTGGTCCAGAAGTATTCCACTCTACGGGTTCATCAGTATTCTTATCTTTCCAACGATACTCAAACTCACGAACTCTTTCTTTCATCTCAATCAGTTTTTGCATATAACCTTCGGCAAGAATACGACGATTCTTAATTGCCGCCTGGAATGCTGCAGGAACTGTATATTGCTCTAACAGAAAGAACTTTTCAATCTGGAAATTGGTTCTTCCTTGTGCGAGTTCTTTGTCTGCATCTTCCCAACGAAGCACTTCTTGAAATGCTTGTTGTAGATATTCTTCGTTATTTACTGCTTCCTCTGGGGAAATAATTTGCAGTTGGTTACAATTTTCAGTCATAGTTTGTTTACTAAATGGTTCTAATGTTTGTTTCCAAACGTTTGCAATTTTTTTCCAATCATAAGTTTCAGTAGCATAATGTGAAACAGATTGTGAAATTTGGTCGTAGTACTGCCTATCAGTATCAAAGAAATATAATGCAGATTTACAGGCATCTATAAAGTTATTTAGGAAGTTATCTGTAACTTCATATCCCTTTGATGTTCTTATACCTTCCATTGGAACAATATTTGCAATCTCATTGGATACTTCTGGAAGTGCTCCAATATCTGTAAGAATTGGAAAGCATCCACAAGACATTGCTTCTGCTAATGAAACACAGAATGTTTCTTCCCAGATATTTGGATGAATAAAGAATGCAGCATCTTGTAAGTGCTCTATCAGTTCTGCTTGGTCTACTGCTGGTGAGTAGATGACATTTGGAAGTGATTTGAGATATTCATAAAGTTCTGTGTATGGATCTTCTTGAATATCATAAAGATTCATTGCAGAGAAAATCTTGAATGTTGCCTCTGGAATATGAGGAATGATTTGTGCTAATACTTCAAGACCTTTATATGGTATGGAAGTATAGATAAATGTCTTTGATTTTCTTGATGAGTATGTGAATTGCTTTGATACTCCTGTTGGAATTGTGACGATTTTATCTTCGGGAATGTGATGATACTTAATGAATTGTTCTCTACACCAGTTTGATGGAGAGACAATTAAATCACAAATTGAAAAGTCAAAGTTAAGATAATGTGGTTGGTCGTAAGAATGTTGCGACCATAATACTTTGACTGGTTTATTTGATTGTTGAAGTTCTTGTGGTAAATGAGAAACTATAATATTTTCTGGAAACTTATAATATTCTTCAAGAAAATAATAAGAACTTTCACTTGCTCCTGATTTCATAATGTTTATTTGTTAGTATTTGATGTTGCTTCTAATTCAGATCTTCCTAAACTTAATAGACCTCTTGGTGATGCTGATACAGAATCACTAGAGAAATCTATACGGTCTACTGTTGATACTGGTCCAGGCCCACCACCACCAAACCAACCATAGTTAGAGTTTCCTGTTGCTGCTAATTCAGCTCTTCCTGATGGAGCATTTAATGAACCTCTCAGTAATGCTAATGCAGAATCATTAGAAAAATTTATACGAAATACTCTTGATGTTGCTGGACTACTACCACCACCAAACCAACCAAAGTTAGAGTTTCCTGTTGCTGCATGTTTTTCTTTTGCTGTTGGAGATGTTAGTATAGCTCTTGGCAATGCTAATGAAGAATCATTAGAGAAATCTATACGGTCTACTGTTGATTGTTGGTTTGGAATAAATGCTGGATTTGATCCATTAAAAAACCAACCATAATTGGAATTTCCTGTTGCTGCTGAAGCATATCTTACTGAACTTAATGGACCTCTCAGTAATGCTAATGCAGAATCATTGGAAAAATCTATACGGTCTACTGTTGCTACTACTGGGGAACCAGCCTGACCACCACCAAACCAACCATAATTAGAGTTTCCTGTTGCCGATAAACCTCTTCTTTCTTGACTTAATGGACCTCTTACTAATGCTGATGGTGAATCATTAGAGAAATCTATACGGTCTACTGTTGCTACTACTGGAATATCTCCACCACCAAACCAACCATAATTGGAGTTTCCTGTTGCTGCAAAACCATATCGTCTTCCTGCTGGAGAACTTAATGGACCTCTTACTAATGCTGTTGCAGAATCATTTGAGAAATCTATACGGTCTACTGTTGACCTTGTTGTTGCTGGAGCATATCCACCACCAAACCAACCATAATTCCCTGCTTTTTGTCTGCGAATATTGAGAACTCCTGAGGTTGCTGCTAACTGATATCTTGATGCACTTAATGAACCTCTTGGTGATGCTGATGGAGAATCATTCGAGAAATCTATACGGTTTACTGTTCCTACTATTGGTCCAGGAAATGTAGTACCACCACCAAACCAACCATAGTTAGAGTTTCCTGTTGCTGCTAAATATCCTCTTCCTGCATTTAATGAACCTCTTACTGATGCCGTCGAAGAATCATTCGAGAAATCTATGCGGTCTACTGTTGATTGATATGGTAGTGTTGGTCCATATCCACCACCAAACCAACCATAGTTAGAATTTCCTGTTGCTGCTAAAGTACGTCTTGCCGAACTTAATAGACCTCTTACTGATGCTGTTGAGGAATCATTAGAGAAATCTATACGTTCTACTGTTGATGTTGCTCCAGGCAAAGAACCACCACCAAACCAACCATAGTTAGAATTTCCTGTTGCTGCTGAATTATATCTTGTCGAACTCAATGGACCTCTTACTGATGCTGTTGCGGAATCATTAGAGAAATCTATACGTTCTACTGTTGATTTACTTGGTCCAGGAAATGTAGTACCACCACCAAACCAACCATAGTTAGAATTTCCTGTTGCTGCTAAAGTACGTGTTAACGAACTTAATGGTCCTCTTGGTGATGCTGTTGAAGAATCATTCGAAAAATCTATACGGTCTACTGTTGATACTACTGCTGGTGTTGGAATTGAACCACCACCAAACCAACCATAGTTGGAGTTTCCTGTTGCCGATAAACCTCTTCTTGCTTGACTTAATGAACCTCTTACTAATGCTGATGGTGAATCATTAGAGAAATCTATACGGTCTACTCTTGATACTAGTGTTGGTCCTGGAGTAGTTCCACCACCAAACCAACCATAATTCGCAACGGATTCTTTATTCAACCAATCACCAGTCAGTCGTCCACTACGAACTTCTCCAAGTGTAAATGCTCCAAATATATTGTTATTATTGATTGTCATTTACTTATATGAAAAGACTGATGGGTTGTTTTGCCTTTCTCCAAAATTCCATACCAGAATACTTATTCAATACATAATTACTCAAAACTTCTTCAGGTCTTTTAGAAGTTCTTTTCACTTGCTTACGAACTTCGTGCATATCACTCAATCCGTAAACTTCATCATCTCTCTCCCTGTATTTATGATTTACATTCCCAAAGTCGTGTTTGTATTCAGGAATCTCTAAAAACTTATAAACCTTATGCATAGTGTCTTCTGGACGATTCACCAAGTCATTGTACTCAATCATATGCATATACTTCTCACAACCTTTCCTGATGCCCTCTCCAAAGGCATACAGAGACTGGTCTACAATACCTTCGGGGCACATAAGATAATCACACCGATTATCATCTGTTGGTGTATAACCCTTATCTTTCAGTGCCTTATCTACAAATGATACTTGATTAGAATTACGATGAATCATTTGAATAAACGATGCAAGAATCTCTACCACATCTCTTACAGGGCACAGAATTTTTGGAGTCTTTGTGATGTATTCTTGTAGTCGGTCAACATTATTCGGCCATGCTCGGCACTTATCTACTACAATTGGCTTATCAATATCACTATAATAATTATCAATCACACTTGAAATAATCTTATGATGCTGTGTTGGTTTTGGATATGCAAGTGCCTGCTCTGAACCTTCAAAGTATTGCTCTGTATAATACATAATCTCCAATACAGGAGATATAGCACCGCAGTGAATGTCTGGATTTTGATTTAGAATTGCAGAAAGTAATGTAGAACCAGAACGAGGTAATCCACTCTCAAAAAAATAAGTCTTATGCATTATTAAAGAAGAACAATTGAACTAATCTACCATTTTCTAAACAATCTCCAAAGTTTGCTCCGTGTGAGTGCCAGAGTTTTGGGTCAAAGATGACTGCTCTATTATACTTCATATTTGCAAGACAATATCTCTCCCACTTGGAACGGTCCAGTCCATCACCATAGATAATACCATCACGAATTTCATCATAAGAAGTATAACCAAACCACGATGCTTCTTGTTGTTCTGGGCATCTTTCCCATCCCAGTTTTTTATGTTTCCAGAAAGATGTTCCGGCATCATCAATACACTGATGCGGTAGATTCATATAAAGAACACAACCCCATTCCCAGATTGGGTCAATATGAATGTCTTGTTGGAATGTATCTGCTTCTAATGATAATCTAAAATCTCCGTGATTACCACAATCAGCAGGAACTAAATGTCTTCCTATGAGATTCTCAAACTTCTCGTGAATCTCTTTGTTGTAAAAAGTTCCGTTTGAGTTTCTACCTGGATAGGTATAACCGTCTTGTGGTTGTGGATACTCAAGATTTAGTGCATATTGACGAACTTCATATGGATTCTCATAGAAATTATCAACAATAATAATGTTCTGCTTCATCAGTAATAATGTAGTTTGAGGTATTTATGTTGGGGTGTTGGAGGTTGCTGCTAAATAATTTCTTCCTGTTGCTGGTGTTATAGGACCTCTAACAGATGCTGTTACAGAATCATTTGAGAAATTTATACGGTCTACTGTTGATTTTGAAGGATTAGAACCACCACCAAACCAACCATAGTTAGAGTTTCCTGTTGCTGCTAATTTATCTCTCTGGTTTATTTCATTTAATGGACCTCTAACTGATGTTGCTGCCAAATCATTCGAGAAATTTATACGGTTTACTGTTGATACTACTGTTGGAGTAGCACCACCACCAAACCAACCATAGTTAGAGTTTCCTGTTGCTGCTAACATAGCTCTTGCTGAACTTAATGAACCTCTTACTGATGCTGTGGATGAATCATTTGAGAAATCTATACGGTCTACTCTTAAACTAACAGTTGGAGTATATCCACCACCAAACCAACCATAGTTAGAGTTTCCTGTTGCTGCTAAAGAACCTCTTGCTAAACTTAATATACTTCTTGGTGATGCTGTTGAGGAATCATTAGAGAAATTTATGCGGTCTACTATTGACCTATATGATGTTGGAGCATAACCACCACCAAACCAACCATAGTTGGAGTTTCCCGTTGCTGCTAAACCCTCTCTTGCTAAACTTAATGGACCTCTTATTGATGCTGTTGTAGAATCATTTGAGAAATCTATACGGTCTACTATTGGAGTAGCACTTGCCCCGAAACCACCACCAAACCAACCATAGTTAGAGTTTCCTGTTGCTGCTAAATTACTTCTTGCTAAACTTAATGAACCTCTAACTGATGCCGTGGGAGAATCATTAGAAAAATCTATGCGATCTACTGTTGTAACAAAAGTTCCGAGATTACCACCACCAAACCAACCATAATTCCCTGTTTTTTGCAGTTTGATTGCTGGTCCTTTTGCTTGTCCTGATGTTGCTCCTGAACCAAATCTTGCAGAACTCAACGGACCTCTTGGGGATGCTGATACAGAATCATTTGAAAAATCTATACGGTCTACTGTTGATACTACTGCTGGTGTTGGAATAAAACCTCCACCAAACCAACCATAGTTAGAGTTTCCTGTTGCTCCCATTCTATTTTTTGCTACCAATAATAAACCTCTCGATGATGCTGTTGTCGTATCATTAGAAAAATCTATGCGATCTACTACATTTAGAATTGGTGTTGCTGCATCAGCACCTCCAACAAACCATCCATAGTTGGAGTTTCCTGTTGCTGCTAAACCTTGTTTTCCTTGACCATATGTTGGACTTGAATTTAATGGACCTCTTGTAGATGTTGATGGACTATCATTTGAAAAATCTATACGATCAACTGTTGTTAAAAGTCCTGGAACTCCTGGACCAGTGTAACCACCACCAAACCAACCATAGTTGGAGTTTCCTGTTGCTGTAAAGAGACTTTTTCTTATACTTAATGGGCCTCTTGGTGATGTTGTGGAAGAATCATTAGAAAAATCTATACGGTCTACTCTTGAATGAAATATGTATGGTGTAACTGATGGGTTCATTCCACCACCAAACCATCCATAGTTGGAGTTTCCTGTTGTTGCTAAAAAACCTCTTTCTATACTTAATGGACCTCTGACTGATACTGCTACAGAATCATTTGCAAAATCTATACGGTCTACTGTTGATACTACTGCTGGTGTTGGAATATAACCACCACCAAACCATCCGTAGTTAGAGTTTCCTGTTGCTGTGGAATCACGTTTTGCTACACTTAATGAACCTCTAATATTTGCAGTTCCAGTATCATTTGAAAAATCTATACGGTCTACTGTTGCTACTACTGCTGGTGTTGGATTAGCACCACCACCAAACCAACCGTGAGTATCATCAAGACTCATCACCTCAAGTCTCTTC